CGTTCATGTAGTCCACATTCTCCTCTTCCATCAGCTCGCTATCCTCAATAGCTGGCTGGATCTCACCGATCTTACCAGCGGGCTTGATAGCAATGAAGTTGTGGTTCCAGGGTTCCAGGCTCTTGCGCACACCGTCACGGTCAATGGCAAACTTACGTGTGATCACCTTGATCTCAGGGATGTCATTCTCTGTCAGCAGAGCTTTCATCTCAGTCTCAGTAACCACCTTAGCCTGTTTGTCAGTGCCATGTGCCATCAGACGTGTGGTAGCGTCCATCTTCAACCAGAAGTACAGATCCTGGCTCATCAGGATCTCACCAGGAACAATGCCACGGTTGCGCAGATCAGCGCAGATCATAGCAAGCATCAGGATAGGCTGTACCTTACCAGCAGCAGTGTTGGCAGTAGTCCAGTTGAAAGCGGACATGAGCTTGTTCTGCTCACCCATCAGGTAGTCCACCTCATACCTACGGCCTCCAGGGTTGTTTACGTCAGGAGTGAACTGGCACACACCCCAGTTAGACATAACTGTGAGGGTGATGAAGTCCATAACATCCTTACAGCCCAGGTAGGCATCCTGAACGTCATGCTTCAAGGTCTTTTCGATCTGCCTAACCTTATCGGCTTCTTTCAGGCGGGGATTCTCATAGATCTCCAGGAGCTTACGGTAATCCCTGGCAGGCATCGGGAACTTGTGACCCACACGTGGGATCTCCTTAGTCCAGATGTCGAAACCGTCAGATCGCCTCAATGGTGTGGGAGATTCGTCACCCAGCAGGGTAGCCATGAAGCGGATCCTGTACTTACCAACAATAGCCTCAGCTGTAAGGCTCATCTGAGGTGTATTCCAGTCAAACCACTCATCGCAGTACATCTTCTGGAACAAAGCCACCTCACGCTCAGAGGCTTTATCGAAAGTTTTCCTCCATGTAGCCAGGAGGTCAAGGGGAGCACCATTCTTGTGCAAGCCCTTGAAAGTTTGGAAAATTGATACCATTTCTTAATCGTATTAAAGGGTTAGTACGACTGTGAGAGCTTCACGTGAGGATTTCCAGCCAGAGCCATACCTGAGGCATCTTTCTGGCTTGCGGGGATCTTAGGCACACGTCTCTCCAGGAGAGCGTATTGCATAGTATCAGCGCACACGTCAATAGGGGTCTCAAACTCTTCTACCTCAACATCCTTGATGGTTACGGCACGGCCTGTAAACCTCTCAGCGGCATTGTTAGAAGCATCCTTAACCACCTCTTCCAGAGTATCACCCACAGCAAGGCCACTGATGGCGGCACTGAGGGTTACAACATACGTGCTCTTCGTTTTCGTGATGGCAGCGATAGAGACAGCGTTAGCATAAGTGCCAGAGATAGCACCAGCCTTAGCCACCTTTTCACCAACACAGAAAATGGGCTTGAAGAACTCGGCTACTTTCAGAGATACCTTTTTTGCATCGTCTGAATCAATCTCCACTACCTCAGCAGTTTTCAGGATCTGCACCAGCCTGGTTTGCTCATTGAAAGTGGCTACAGAACCAATGGGGATAATGTCACCCACATTGAAGCTCTGGTTTGTCACGTCCAGATTGAAACCTCCAGGAACGATACTGGGTGATCCTGTAAACACTGGGCGGGAGCCAGTGAATGAATCGGTCTTACGTTTCATCTTCTTTGTTATTTAACTGTTATTGACTCCAGCAAGCTATCAGCGGCCTCATCGACCTGCTTTTCACTTGCCACCTTTTTACCCTCTGGTTCCTCAGTTTCCAGTCCGTTGGTGATCAGCCCCTGCTTAAAGTTCTTAATGGTTTCCTCAGCATCGTCACCCTCGGCTATTGACTTAGCCAGCGTATCACGCAGATACTTGGGGATTTTGTGATCTTCCATCAGCTTCTGGATGCTTGCTGTACGCTCACCAGCAGCCTTTTCGCCTTTCAGGGTTTTCAATTCCGCTGCCTGATCTTCCATCTGCTTCTGCATCTTTTTCAAGAGCTTCATCATCGGATCCTTTTTGCCCTTTTTCTTGGCATCAGGATCATCGTCTGGATCATCATCATCGGAATCATCGTCTGGATCATCATCATCATCAGGATCCTTGCGCTTTGGATTCTTTTTCTTGAAAGCATCTACCCACCTGGAGGATTCGCCCTGGCTTTCCTTAGCCACGTCAGCCACCAGGTTTGCAGCCGTTTCAATCGCTGCCTCATCAGTAGAATCATCCTCAATGCTGCCACCGAGCTTTTCGGTTATCGCTTTAAGGTACTTCTCTGAAAGTCCAGTGTCTTTGCACAGACTTTTAACCTTTTCAAAGAGTGTTTTGTTCATAAATCAAG